GGCGTGGAGTACGATCCGTCCTGGCGCAACCAGGCTGGCGCGGCAAAGACCAAACGCACCGGCAAGGTGCTGAACGATGACCGCGCTGACTGGCGCGAGGCTTGGGCGCTATTCCCAGGTGACGTCGCCTATGTTTGGCATGGCGCGCTGCATTCCTCAACCGTAGCCGAGAGCCTGTTGGCGGCGGGGTTTGCCGTCCGGTCGCAGATCATTTGGGCCAAAGACAGCCTCGTTTTCAGCCGTGGCGATTACCACTGGCAACATGAACCCTGCTGGTATGCCGTCAAGAAGACCGGCAAGGGCCACTGGGCGGGCGATCGCAAGCAGACCACGCTCTGGAAGATCGCCAACAAGGACCAGGACGCTACCACCATCCACAGTACCCAGAAGCCTGTCGAGTGCATGCGCCGCCCGATGCTGAACAACTCCAACCCGGACAGGCGGTGTATGAACCGTTCATGGGATCGGGCACCACGCTGATCGCGGCCGAGACCACAGGGCGGGTGTGTTACGGGGTCGAGTTGAACCCGGCATATGTCGATGTAGCCATCGAGCGCTGGCAGGCCTTTACCGGCAAAGAAGCTGTTTTGGCTGAAAGTGGAGAGACCTTCGGGACACTCAAATCGCAACGGCTGACCGCGTGATGCAGTCTCGCCGGCTATCACTAATTGAGGCTTTCACCAATGTGGTGGTGGGCTATGCCCTGGCGCTGGCGACGCAGATCATCGTGTTCCCATGGTTCGGCTTGCACACGAGCCTTGGTGACAATCTGGCGCTGGGCGCAGTTTTTGTGGGGATATCCCTACTGCGCAGCTACGCGCTGCGCAGATTGTTCGCTCGCTTGAGGTAATGGCTGGGGTCAGGCCACATCAATTTTATACACGGTGCCCCGCTGATCAACCTTCTCGGAGATGATCGGCAGTCCAAGCTTCTTTTTCAACCCGCCCGAGATCATGCCTCTGGCAGAATGTGCAGCCCAGCCGGTCACCTCAACGATTTCGCTGATCGAGACGCCTTCGGACCGCTGAATGAGCGCGATGATCTTCGCCTGCTTGGTGCCAGCGCGGATAGCGATCGGCTTGGGCGTGACAGGATCAGTCAACGCTTCGGCTTCATCCTTCGGCGCAGAGGCCAGGTCCAGTCTGGACTTGCGCAGATTGTTCATGGTGGTCGCCACCACCGGCTCTATCCCGATCGCGGCAAGGCCAGCTTCTGTCGCAACCAGCGTGGTGCCGTGGCCATCGCCTGTTTCGCGCCAAAGCGGCTCGCCGCGCCGAAGGTTGGCCTCGACCTCTTCGAGCCAGCCGCGTGTAATCATCGCGGTCACCGCCTTTTGTGCGGCCGCCCCATGCAACCCCTTGGGCAGCGGCATGGCCAGATTGTCAGGACGCGTTGCGGCGCGGCTGAGGATGATGGTCTGGGTGTCGGTGAGTTTGGGCATCTGGGCCTCCTGTCGTCATGGGCATGTCGGGGTCGGGTTCTGGGTCAATCGCTTTCGGCCATGGCTGAGGCGATGGCGAAATGCTGCACCCAACCCGTCAAGTAGGGCAGCCCTGCGGGGATCCCGTCGCAGCGCTCGATCTTGCGGCTGATACGCCAGTCCTGCCAGCGGCTGATCGCGGATGCGATCGCAGTCTCGGTATCGATGTTGCAGCCAGTCATGTTGCCGACCACATCGTCGGCGAAGTGGCGACCCATGCGGCTGTCGAGGAAATCACGGATGCCGATCATCTCGTCCTCGCTGTCGACGCCAATGGCATCAGCGATCAGGCGCGAGGCGAGGGTCCAGACATCTGCGCTGCGGCGGTCGCGACGTGGGCAAACAGTCAGGGTCCGGAAAAATCCGTAGTCTTCGTTGCGGCTGGGCAGAATGGGGTGCGTGGTCATGGTGGTGGCTCCGTGGTGAGTTGCATCGTTTTGATGCAATCAGAATCGCTCTTGTCCGAAGTGTAATCAACTTAATACCAAGCAATATCATTGCCTTAATCGAATCGGACAGCGCCATGGAAGGTATGTCTGAGCGCGCCTATGCCGCCCATTCCGGGCTCTCACGCGTGGGGCGCAGAAAGCACGCAAGTCCGGGCGGCTGGTTCTGTTTGGCGACGGGTCGATCAATCCTGCGGCCTCAGATGCCCGACGCAGCGCTGCGACCGATCCGGACCCCGGACCCGGCGACAGCACGTCCTATCTGAAGGCGCGCACGGCACTGACGGTCTACCAGGCCCAAGAGCGCCAGCTGTCGATCCAAAAGAAGAAAGGCGTGTTGGTCGACCGCGCACGCGCAGAGACGCTGGTGTTTCGCCTTGCGCGCCAGGAGCGCGATACTTGGGTCACCTGGCCCACCCGCGTGGCCGCGCTGATGGCCGCACAATTATCCGCAGAAATGGAGAAGGTGTCGGGGGTGCCCGTGACAATCGAGACTGCGATCCTGCAAAGGGTGCTGGAAACCCATGTCCGAGAGCAGCTCAACGCCCTGGCAGACCTCCGCGTCTCGCTTGAATGACACAGATGGAGAAGACGACCACGACCTGACCGAAGGTCTCGACCTCGGCTTTGACGGCGCCGAGGACATACTGCGTGTCTGGCGCCGCGGCATACGGCCCGATCCGGACCTGACGGTGTCGCAATGGGCGGATGCGCATCGCAAACTGTCATCGCGGGCCTCGGCCGAACCCGGACAATACCGCACATCACGAACGCCATACCTGCGCGCGATCATGGATGCACTCTCGCCCGGGCATTCCGGCGCAGCGGATTACGTTTATGAAGGCCGCCCAAGTCGGGGCTACGGAAGCAGGTAATAACTGGATCGGGTTTGTGATCCATCATGCGCCAGGGCCCATGCTGGCCGTGCTGCCCACAGTCGAGATGGCCAAGCGCACATCGCGCGGCCGGATTGATCCGCTGATTGAGGACAGCCCCGCGCTGAAAGAACGCGTCCAGCCTGCGCGATCACGCGATGCAGGCAATTCGATGCTGTCGAAGGAGTTTCCAGGCGGCATTCTGGTGCTGACCGGGGCGAACTCGGCAACCGGCCTGCGGTCGATGCCAGCGCGCTATGTGTTTCTGGATGAGGTTGATGCCTATCCGGCCTCGGCAGACGAGGAAGGTGATCCAGTCACGCTGGCGGAAGCGCGGACCACGACATTCGCGCATCGGCGCAAAGTGTTCATGGTCTCGACCCCGACTATTCGCGGGTTGAGCCGCATCGAGCGGGAATTCGAGGCCAGCGATCAGCGGCGCTATTTCGTGCCCTGCCCGCATTGCGGCGCGATGCAGTGGCTGCAGTTTGAACGGCTGCGCTGGGACAAGGGGGCAGCCTGACACCGCAGCCTACCACTGCGCAGGGTGTGAGAAACCCATCGCGGAGCACCACAAAACAGAAATGCTGGCGCGGGGCGAATGGCGGGCAACCGCTGTTAGCATCGATCCAAACGCGATCGGCTTCCACATATCAGCGCTGTATTCGCCGATCGGCTGGAAAAAGCTGGGAGCAGGTCGCACGGGAGTGGCTGGCAGCGCAGGGCTCCGACGAGATGCTGCGCGCTGCGCGCAACACGCTGCTGGGCGAAACCTGGATTGAGAGTGGGGAGGCCCCGGAATGGCAACGTCTGGCGGATCGCCGCGCGTCTTTCCCAGCACAAATCCCGGCAGGCGGGCTTTTCCTGACGGCGGGTGCGGACGTACAAAAGGACCGCATCGAGGTCGATGTATGGGCTTGGGGGCGTGGTCTGGAAAGCTGGCTGGTCGATCACATTGGTTATCCCCGGGGGTCCGGACGATCCAGCGTGCTGGGAGAGGCTGACGGCGCTGCTGAGCAAGACCTGGATGCACCAGAACGGCGCGATCATGACGCTGGCGAAGCTGGCGATCGACACCGGCTACGAGTCTGCCGCGGTTTACGCTTGGTCGCGCAAGCAAGGGATCGCGCAGGTGGCACCCGTCAAGGGCTTGGAAGGCTTCAACCGGGCTACGCCCGTGTCCGGCCCGACCTTCGTTGATGCCAAAGTTAATGGGCGGAAACTGAAACGCGGGGCCCGGCTCTGGACCGTGGCCACAGCGACATTCAAGGCCGAGACTTATCGTTATCTTCGGATCGAGAAGCTGTCGGATGAAGATCGCACGCTGGGCGTGGCACCGCCT